AACATCTTGTGTTGCAATCACCCAACCTTCTGCGACCTGACCCCAAATCATTTTCATACCAGCAGCAAAGATTGGTTTTTTACCAACCATACCTGTAAAAGAAAGGTGGTCTTGCACAAGGTTCATAGCATCTCCTTCAAATCTAGCATCCTTATCCATAAGTGCGTGGTTCATTTGGCATGATAGGATAAATCTTCCATGTTCAGCAGTATAGGGTACTATATTTAGTATATTATCCATCATTTGTAGTCAACCTAGGGTATAGCGATAAAATTGTAAAAGGTAAAGGTTGTGTTTGTCTAACAAAGATAAAACCATCTGTTTCATAGTTTCCTCTAAACTCTACCTCTTTGTCTCCTGTAAATGGTGGTATACCTTCATCCATTAAATCAGCAGAACTTCTAAATGGTATTCTTTCCATATCATTTAA